CCCCCATTCCTCAGACTTTGCTATTCGTTTAACCCCCTCACATCTTATTCTTGCCTACTCAGCAAGATAGTTATGAGGATTAAACGGTAGCGTAGGTCTTTGGGTATGGGGGTAATCCCCGTCACCCCTGGGCTATTAACCCATATTTGACGAGGCAGTTTGTCCCCGGTGCTGGTCTAAACACCAGCACTGACGGATGTGACTTCTTTGTTGAATATTCGAGAATTAACTCCTTCGTTTCGGATCAGTTTTGCTGATTTGAGACTTAGACTTGTTAAGGCTTGAGACCGTGTTTTGATCCTGTCCGGCTTAAGACCCTTTAATTGAGGGAAAGGTTTCAAATCTCACGATTTGAACTTCTCCCAAAATGTTTTAGGCTCTTTTGTCGAAAGGATCGATAAGTCATTCCTTAGTTCGTCGTACTCTCTTTCAAGAGCACCAAGAACGGGAATACTTATTGACACGGCTGGATTAAAGCCCAGGGAATCAACTCCCGTGATAGTTCCCATCATCTTGATCTCATACTCCTTAGTGAACATGAAAGTTTTCTTTCCTGTTTCGCTAAAAAAGAAGTTCCCTCGACCTTGGGATAAAGAATACATCGATGAAAATATCGGTTGTGTCTTTTCCACTGTAGATCGACAGAACTTCCGGAGTTTGAGAACTTCACGTTCTTTCTCAACCTGGACAATCTTCATCACATTTGTTAAAAATGTAATGTTAGGATTATTCAGGGGGCGCACGTGATCAGGATCTGCTATTTCAACGAATTTCGTTTGATATACCAGGTCCTCACGGCACCCGAGACAGAACGCGATGGCTAATTCCATCTTGCGAGTTAGATTATTTTGTAATCGCTCGTAAGGTGTCATTAGACGGGTGATGGACTTCACGAAAGAGTTGAGACGACCTTCGATAAAAGGGAGAGGATATCCACGTAGGGGGGCTACGTCCAACAGCACCGGTACCAATTGCTGGTACTGGTGAATTGTTGTATGTAGTCCCTTAACTGGAAACCCACTCACATGTTGGTCTTTGAAGATTCATGTCTTGGCAAATTCGAAGAAGCCTTTTGCTTCATGAGATTTTGCCGGAGATATTGAAACTCCAATTTCCTTCATGATCCCTAAATATGAGTTAGCTAATTTCTTAGTTCGGATCACTACATCATCTCCCAATATGTAATAGTTCGATAGTGGGCTCCCAACTCGGGAAGCCGCTATCGCCATTACAACATGGTGAGCTAATGTAAACATGGCTCAAGAACTTTTCGCACCTAGAGGTTGACCTGTGTTGAAAGACAGGTCATGTCCCTCGAATGTGAAAGGTTCTTTAACCATTATCCGGACTCAGGAATCAGCGAAATCTGAGTCAATCAGTCACGTTAGGACCCTTTTCTGAATTTCAATCGGAAAACGGTCTGTGGCTGATTTCAGATCTAAAGAATAAATCTTCGATTTGGAGAACTTTCTCATTCCGTTCACCCCTTTCTGCTGATCGAATGTACAATCTTGCGGTAAATTCCGTAAAATATCGTACAAACTATCATGCAGAGGCGTTAAAGCGGCTTGAGATCAGTAATCCAAAATGGCAAAAGGTCGAGACTTGGCTTCGGAGTCAGCCTTGATTGCAATACGTCGAATAAATTTCGTCCGAGGTACGTCCGGCAATAAACTTTTTGATGAAAATCAAGAGTTTAAAGCGGGATAGTAATCGGCGAATTTTTCGGCCATTGCCAAGGCCCTTCGAAACTTGTCCCCACCTATGTGCTGAAGATCTTCTTTAAGTCACTCAGGAAGGTAACCCAAATCGGTGATCGCCTGGGCTATTGCCATCCCATTAGGTCCTGCCGCAGAAGTCCAGTGGAATCCTTTCCACTCGGGCTTCTTTGGCATAGGTTTTAGCCCCAGACTCCTTAATGCCAAGGCAATTTCAGATGTCTCCGGAAGTTTTGTAGCTTCCGAAGGATCTGTTATTGACTTGAAATCAAGGGGTTTCCCACCCATGATGATTCGTGAGATTGACAGGAGTGTCAATGCTCATTTGAATTTATCATGTGTAGGATCATCTTTGATTGATCGTCTAAACCATAAGGGTAAAACCTTTGGAAGACCATCAATCTTAGATAATGGGGCACCAACCGAACCACTTAATGGATGACCCGATTTTCATCGGGTCAACAGTAGCCTAGATGCCTTCATCTCTTCAGCGGCCGCCACAGGTCCTCTTGTAGTATAGATCTTTTCAAATCTATCTACAATTGGATCGATGAGCGACTTAAACTGAGGAAAGTCCAGAAAATAATTCTCTTGAATTCAACAAAGATGACCACGAAGACTTTTGAAAGAAAGTTTTTGTGTTTGTTTTTGTTGTTTCATAGTTTTATTTATGGATTGTAAGACTTGCTCGGTTATATACCTACACGTAGGTATAGAGCGCCGCAAGTCTTGATTTGGGTCCGTTCCTCTTCTCAAGACATCTCGTCCGTAGTCCCCGCCAGCTCGTTACTCACGAGCTGGCAGCGGACTAGGACTTGTGTAAGAGTTGAGGAACGGGACCGACTCCGTTTAGGGGTAGAGGAAGTAGCCAGTAAATACTGGGATTCCTCTCCTGGGGTTCGGAGTGTTTAC